TTAGTAACCACTTGATGTACTAGATGAACTTACATAAGTGGTTGTAGTTGCAGCTGTAGTGACAGAAGAAGATGAACTTGTTGTAGAAGAACCAGCACTTGATGTAATATTATCTACTGCACCTGTTACAGTGGAGTTTGATAAATCTATTTCTAAAATATCATTTCGTAAAGGCACAACATCATATGAACTTGGATTTGCAACGACACGAATAACACTTGAGGTCGCACCATCAACATTCGATATTGAAGTTATGTTTGCTGACGAGATTACAATCTTTCCATTTTGATAATCAACAGTACCAAAGGTAGAATTAACAGTAATCTTTGAAGTGCCAGAGATATAGTATGTAATTAAATTACCTGCACCATCGTCACCAAGAAATTGTTCATTCGTATCATCAGATAAAATAAAACCTGTTGAAGAGATAACGCCACCATCTGAGGAATTGTGACCACTATGAGGATTGTAAAATGCATTTTTAAAATCTATTGTATAAGCTGTTGCTGTATTTAAAGTCGGCGTAAATTCTTTTGCCATTTGAACTGTCGTAATGTTTGAAACAATAGAACTATCAGTATCATCTATCTGTCCGACAATTTCTGAAAATCTAAATGGTTGATTAAATACTTGTAAATTATTTGTATTGTAATTTGTAAGTGTAGTTGTTACTAGAGAAGAAATATCACTTAATGTTTTTGTGGTTGCAGTAGAGTTATATTTGTAAGTAACAGTCAATCTTAATTTAATTGTTTCTGGGTCTACAATTTCTGTTCGAATAGAACCTACTGTAAAAGCTTTCAATGCTGTTTCTAAACTTGTTTTTTGAGTTGATGTTAGATTTGAACCTGTTGTTGTTTTAACAGAAGCAAAAACTTTTCCGTAAACGGCAGGGTCATTATCTTCACCGCCCCATACTTGAACTGATTGTGTATTTGCAAATAGTGTTGGTATAATTGTTTTAAAATCATTTGAAGTAACAGCACGACCTTGACTTGAATAATCCAATGGTGCATTAAATTTAATACTTTGAATTGATTCAGGTTCTGCTCCGCCGACTGCACTTGTAACAGTGCTTACAGTATTATCAGAAGAATCACCAATAGAAGATGGAGGAGTAAATGTCGATGCTCCATTTGCGGCTTCTTTATTTGTAACAACATATTGTAATATAATAATATTGTTATCTGAAACAGCTTTACCAATTACACCATCACCAAAGTAAATTTCAAATTGACCATTCTCAACTTCTTGTAAAAAATAATTATCAGCAGTTCCTGATACTTGAGTTATATCTGTTGCAAGAGTATAAGTTGTAGTTGTAGAATCTGAAGCTGAGGCTTGAACTTGTACAGTAAGAGTTGTTGTATCAGCATTACTATCTGGAATAATAAATCTTTGGTCTACATTTCCTGTATCAACTGTGTATCGTGTTGTAATTAAAGTTCCTTCATATAAAGGTAAGTTTGAAAATGTTAAACTACCACCGACTCTTGTTTGAGTAATATCTGTTGCAATAACAAAAGTATAAGAAACATCATCAACAGTTGTTGTAAACTTAGCACCTCTAGCAAGAGTTGCAGTATCAACACTTGAGGTGTTTACAGTAATATTTACATTTGCTATTGGAGCTCTTGCACTTCTAGGAGTGTATCCTAAAGTCTTAGCATGAGATACGACAGAAGACCTAAGTGATGCAGTATCTATAAACATTTCATTTGCAAGTAGATTACCATTCATTGCTAAGTAATGTGTATTATAAGAAAGTACATCTAAGAGTGCAGACATACCTGAACCTTCAAAATCATAATCAGTAAACTCTGTTTGATTTCTCATGAAGGTTTTAAGATTTGTTTTTATATCATCAAAATCTAATTCTGTAATTGTGAGTCTTTTATCTGTGGTTGCCATGTTATCTTACTCTCTCTAAAATTGTGTCTAATGCTATTAACTCACTTGGTGCATTGATAATAAAAAATTCTATTCTTACATCATAACGATTTGCATCTATGTTTGGAATACTATCTACTCTCGATAATTCTACTCTTGGTTCATAATCTCTAATTACATCTTCAATCTGTCTTGTAAGAACAGCAGCTGTAATAGGTGTCATATTTTCAAATAGTGTTGCACGAACATTAGAACCAATCTCTGGGTGAAATGGTTTTTCATAGTGATTTAATTGTACTAGATTTTTAACACTTCTTTTGATAGCTTCAACATCAGTTAGTTTTGTTATATCTTTTGTAACAGCATTAGGATTAAAATTTAAGTTTAAATCTTTAAAGATTTTGACACTTCGTTTTTCATTCGTCAAACTTGCATCGTATTTTAAATTACCTGTAGCCATTTTTTCTCCTATGTCAATTATTTATAACACATTAACGACCTTGCCCTCTATACTTTTTAAAACTTCTTTTTTTACTTTTATTCATTGTAGAAGTAATTGGTTTTCTACCAATCGAAGTACCTTTAAAAGTAGGCTCATGTATATGTGCTGTTGTTTGTTTTCTTCCTTTAGCCATGATAATCTCCTATGGGGTTTCTGGAGTGTTCAAGTCAGTGCAGTCCTCACCACTTGTTCTTGGTGGGTCACTTGGACAACTGAAGTCAGTACCTGAATCATGTCTAGCATAAAAGTTCGCACCTTTAAATTCTTTCCAATCACCAGTATGTTTAAATTCATTTAATCCTTTATACTCAGCTTTGTAAGTAGAACTAAAAGTTTCATTTGCATCACCTGCCACAGATTGTTTGTAAGTACCACCAATTCTTTCAGATTTGTTTCCGTCTATCTGAACATTATAATTACCTTTTATGTATGTGTTACAATTTCCATCTATTGTAAGATTGACAGTTCCTTTTACATTGACATAATCAGAACCAGCAATGACCTCGTAATTATTTCCTGTGACTCTTGTCATTTTATTTCCGTCAGCATCTATCTCATAGAAAGTACCTGTTCTATGATATTCCATAATTCTTTCAGCATAAGGTGTATCATCATATTCTTGTATATGACCACTTTCTGTTTCTCTTACTTGATTGTATGGATATTCAGAATCTACTCTTGTTTTTTTTGTTCTCTCTTCATTTGTTTCTGTTGATATACCAATGACATTATCTTCATGACCTCTTGATGAATCATCTGTTGTCTTTGGCTCATTCCATGTTGTTGATGTTAATGCTGTAGGAACATTTTCAGTAGCAGCAGTATCTCTTGTTGAACGATTACCATGAGTAATGATATCGTCATTTTCATCTTTGGCAGTCGGAACTGCTAGACGATTAATATCTGATTCATCTTTACGAACTGGATAAGAATAAGTTTCAGTATTCTCATCATAATACCCATAGTCTTTATTATTTCCTGGGTCATTAAAACCTAAAGATGTGTTTGCATAAGCATTAGGTTTACCAGGAAGAGTTCCCATGATAATCGGTTCTTGTAGATGTTGAGCATCTTTGAAAAATCCAATGACCCAACTGCCTTGTACAAGAAAAGGCGTTTCACCAAGTCCACTCATTGATGGAGATGTGACCGGCATCATCACAGATGCCCAAGGTAAGCTTTCTGTTGGGATTTTAGTTTTGTCTTCGGTGTGATAACCAAGAGCACGAACTCTTACTCGGCCTAATCTCTCTGGGTCGTTTCTATCTTCAACGACACCAATGAACCACATGAAGCCATCTCTTCCCATAAAAAAAGAAGTATTCTGCATACCTCTATTTATAGTGAGGCAAAAAAGGCTCTATCTTTTTTTTCTTGTTTGATTGCAGATTTCAATCGTTTGATGTACTTGTCCATCTCTTTGAGATGTTCTTGTCTTAGATACTTAGCAGCATTGATTTCTCTTTCATCGTTAGACTCATTAATTGTCTTTTGATGTTTACGAATCAAATTGCCTGTATCTCTCATCTTAAAACGAATACAATCTGATGCACACATTATTTTACTCATAACTATACTATATCAACATTCTCTACATTTGTCAAGAGTGATTTCCAACTTTTTGGGAAAGCATGTTTAATGTGGTGATGAATCTCTCTTGCAATCTGCTGTGTTTCAACTTGACTATGTTCTTCTAATCTAAGCGTACACACCCTCGCAAAAGCGTAAAGGGTTCCTGACCAATACCATTCGGTCATCATATTCTGTGGCAACACCATTCTCGCAAGTTCAGGTGCTATGTTCTCGTCTATCATTTCCTTATAGAGTTCTTTTGCACCCTTTACGAAATCTGTAATGTCCCATTCTATTTCTTCCGAAGAACTACCTTGTTTAATATTCTTTGCCCTCTTACGCCACATGAATGGTATATAAAATTCTGGTTCAACATCTACATATCTTCTACTGACCTCATTCCAGACCAGACCGACCTGATGTTTAACAAGTTGTCTTGCGACAAAGATAGGCGCTTTGATTCTAAACTGTAATGAACAATGTGCAAAAGGCGACCAATGATTATGTTCTGCAAGATACTCTATGAGTTTCTCATCACTCTCCTCAAAGGTGAATTTTCTTTTTGAGAAACTAACCCTAGCAGCATTTACAACTGTCAAGTCTGTTCCCATTTTATCTATGAGTTCAACTTCCATTTTCTTCTTTCTCTAATTTATTTTGTTCCAGTAAAGTAAGTAATTACCACTTATACTAATTCTTGTAAAGTCTGTAAAGAATGGTGGTACAAAGTGTTGTAGGGTTGCAGGGAAAACATACATTAGACCTTTGTATGGTTTTACATGTAATTTTGTTTGTTGTAAACCTGTTATTTTTTCACCATAGTGAAATACTAATTGACCAGCGTGTTGACTATTTGTTTTAGGTGTATTCTCTGTAAATATCTTTTCATCTATATCACCAAAGATAACAAAACTAAAAGCACCACTATGTTCGTGTGATGGATTGTAGTCACCTTTTTCTTGAAAGTTAATCCATAAGTGTTCTAACTTTAATGCTTTGTTGTTCATCATATTATAGATGTTTCTCCAATCAGGTCCGTGTGTTGATTGTAAGACTTCAAAGAACTCAAATACTTTTGTTACGATTGCTTTATCAGCGTCTTGTCTTAATTTATTTTTACCTTGTTCATTAGTAAACAATATACTTGTACCAGTCTTCATATTACCAGCAAGTTCATCTCTAAAATCTAAATCTTTATTATCTCTTTGTTTTGTACCTTCTTCAATTAATCTGTCCAATATATCGTGGTCTATCTCTGTACGATAGATAGGTGGACCAAATGGAAACATTACTTCTCCATCTATATTAGGATTTATTAATTGAGGTATAAAGGTATGCTTTCTAAATTTTGTCATTATATAATTCTATACTATTTTTCTTCTTTCTCTAATTTATAAAGTTGTAGATAGTACCAGAAACATTTTGGGTACTGAACAGGATTTGGGACAGTGCATGAGAAATGATTATTAAGAATAAAGTGTATATCATTGATATTCATTGTAAACATACCCACCATCAAAACCACAAGAGAAAAGTAGAAATGCAAGTATCAATCCAAAGACAAAGGGTAGAACATGCTGTACATACAATCGACTTGGTGCAATACGAAGTTTTAGTCTGTCAGCTTTTTTAAAACTTTCTTCAGCTTCTTTTCTCTGTCGTTCTTCATCTTCTGGGCTTAATCTAACCATTGTATTTCCTCAAAACATTTTTCTATTTTAGTCCGTGCTTCTGTAATTGAATGTGCCTCAACTGTTGCCTGACAGAATGTACCCTCAATCGAAACATGAACATCTGAATCGTGTAAAGATATATTCTGTGGCATTGCAATCTCAAAAGCAACAACAAAAGTTTGTTTACTCGGAAACGGAATTACTTTGTCTGTTGTCATACGAATCTTCTATTTTTGTTATACTGTAATCTATTGTATCAAAAGTTTTTTCTATATCTTTTTCAATATCAAAATAATAGACACACCAGAATCCAATAATTATACCAATTATATATTTCACTACTCATCACCTCCTTTCATCTTCCTACCTGTGTTAAATATTTTTGTTTTGTTTCTTCCCAATTCATGTAGATGATATCATCATAGAAGTTTGTCTCCTTTGAAACACGATTCTGTTTTTTTAGACTTGCTAATCTTTTTTTAGCATACTTATTCTTCCATAATTCTGTCAATGCCTCTGTCGAGTTATCAAACTTTCTTATCAGTTCATTCTCTTGTATCTCTTCTCTGAGAAACTCTTTTGTATTCGTATATAACTCACCGAAATAGATACCCCTCGCATGGTCTGATTTAATGAGTTTCTTATCTATCTTTAATTGACTGTATGTGAAATTGTGACTTCTATTTCTATGGTCCCTCTTATGGGGTTGACCCGTTGACTTCACTGCGATGTACCATTCAAAATATTTGTATGTATGATATTTCTTCAACCAATTCTGTATCATCATTCGAGTCGACTTTCTCGGTTCATAGGAGATAGAGCCAGCAGTCCAACCCATCTTCTTCCAGTTCTTGAGTCTATCATATTGCGACAACGGTATCTCTTTTGTCTTGCCGTATAGACTCGTGGTGGTGACACCGACCAGTCTGTCGTTGTATTGATATCTCCATGTATCCTCAACGGTCTTACTCAGACAGAGTAGCGCCAGTAATTTACCACCGACTAGATTATAACCCAATGGTTGAATCGGCACAATCGTGCTACCGATACAGGTGTGATTAATCATCGCCTGGGTCTTTCGTGTTCTATCCCAACCGATATAATTATCCCTCGGCGTCAGGTCTAGAAAATCAGATGACATGCATATGACACCGAGATATCTCTGTGTGATTCTATCCCTCACGAGAAAGTTTAGATTTCTGCCGATGTTAGAATTGTTCTTCATCGTATGCACGAGAAATCTCAATGCATTCCAGACCTCAGAACCCTTCGTGTGTCTTAGATGTGATTGTATGTCGGCGCCGTCAGTCCAGATGAGTTCAGGTTGTAGATGTATGTATTCCTCTGGGTCATCAGGTAACCAGAAGTTATTCTTGACCTCATTGAGTAACACGGCCTGTTCAGGTCTTCTCATCGCAGGTCTATCAGAGAAGAATGGATTGGTCTCGACTGTCGGATACTTCTCCTGAACATCGCACCATTTCTGATATAGGGTGTATTCTTTTACATTCATCGCAGACACGAATGATAGGTCATCAATGATTCTTTGTCTTAACTCATCGGTGTTCACATCATCAATTCTTTGATTGTTGTCCTGCCACCATTGCCATTGTTCTTCAATGGTCATCGTACTTCTATTCACTGTATTCATTATTCTAATATATCATTTGATTCAGTTCGTGTCAAGCCCTCTCGCATACGCCTTCAATCTCTCTTTGGTCTCCTCCTCGAAACCCCTACGATACTCCTTGACGGCCTCCTTGTTATCATAACGAACACAATAATGATAACCGATTTCCTTGGCTTCTGCATCGCTCAACTTGTCGTAAGTTGTACGACCCAATCGTTGTGCAATCTTCTTTGAATTGAGTTTCCAGATTATTGACATGCTCTGTCCACGATTAACCAGATGAGTACCCACCATGTGAGAACATGAACGCCACAGAGTATCTCGAACCAATATCTTGAGAGTGAACCCCAGACCTTAAATTGTATGAAGTCACATACCCTTATATACATTGAATACCAAAACATAATACTTTCTCCCTTACCAATTAATTGACCAGATGAGAACAGCGAATACGAAGAGAACGCCGAACCAGAAACCCTGCCACCATTTACTCATATCTTCCTACCCTCAAATTCTGATACTGTCGTACACTCGCCCTTGATGACAACGGTCTGATACGGATTACGAAAGATGAAATCAATATCCGCCTTCACGAAGGTACACATGGCGAAGTCAGCCCTGCTGACCACCTCATAACTCCTTGGTTCTAACGAACTGTCATTACTGAGTATGCTAATCGTGATAACGACCAACCATTCGACCATGCTATTCATTTCTTTACTTCCTCTAGTACTATGTATGCACCGCCATCGAGTGCAGATATCTCATGACAATTCTTATCGGTCATCTCCCTATTGAACCAACCTGAGTTACGAACAATACCAGGATTGCCGAAGAGTGACTCATCACACCAACCGATGTACTTCTTATTCTCGCCGAGTGTCGCCATATACTTTGCCACCCTATCAGTCCTGTATCTGTGAATAATCACTTCCTCACATTCAGTTCTTCCGATTTTTTTTAAAAGATTTTTTTTACTCACCTGCACCCCATTCCATTCTCAACTGCGAGTAGACGGCTGGGGGAATCGCATAGTCTATATTCTCATTCATTGGGTGACACTCCTCAGAATGACACTCGTACTCATACTCTATCTTGTTCTTGTATGTACCAATCGTAAAGGTACAGCCCGTCACGAATAATACCACCATGAGTATCAGTAGTAGAAGTGCGACCCCTTTATCCTTAAAATTTTGTTTCATTGTAACTCTCTTTCATTGTTAAAAAGTATGCTGACTAACCGTGGGTCAGCACGAGTCTATTGAGGGACCAACCTATTCATCGTCTATTCGTATGCGAGAGCCGTATTGCCCATTGCCACATTAGCAGCAGCTATCATCGCCCTATTCGGTCTACCGACCCTATATGCGACACCCTGCGATGTTTCATTACGATAGATACACATGCCCCTCGCCCTAAGGGTGTCAATCAAAGCTCTCGGTGACCTCACCTTTGTCCTTAGATATGCCCATGTGACATTGCGACCTGAATTAAGTCTATTAATTATCTTCTGTGTTTTACTTAGTTTTTTATACATAGTTTTCCTTTCATAGTATATACTCGGAGATTATATCATAGTATCCGAAATAAGTCAAGTGCCAGTTTTGAGGGGGTGGCCTATTCATGTTCGCCGTTTCCCCTACGAGAACAACCGACATTCTGATTGTCAGGCCTGAGTTCTGATTTGAACCATTCGATAAAATTCTTCAACATTGTTTTTAGCATAGTATAACTCTCACTTTATAGATTACTCACAGCCTGCCAGTTATATGCCCGACCGGCCCCTGGCCCATGCAGTGGGGATATACCCCCTAGTCGCTTAACGACTCCAGTTGGACACTGTTATTATAACACATTCAACGGGGATTGTCAACCCTAGACCTCTAGGTCCTTTATCTCATCAAATGTAATGAAGTGTGTTAAGCCGTTCGAGCTCTCAACCTCTATGTACTCCAATCTCTCTTTCTTCGTACCCTTGCCGGCAATCACAATGTCCTTGAGTTTACCTTTCAGTGTGATGGTTGATGCTAACTCAGGTGTATACTTAAATCTGAGATTCTGCCCGACCTTTAGTTTACCGAATTGTCTTACATTATCCATTGCCAT